CTAGGGTTGATCATCCACGTAAAAAATCTAAGGACCTAGCAGATGCTGTATGTGGCGCTGTATTTGGAGCAATATCACATACACCTAAAGATTCTAACCATGAGATTGAGATTCATACTTGGTCTACTTCTGCACGACTTGCAGAGAAACAAAGGGATATGGTAGAATTAGACAACAAGGAAATGCCTAAAGATATTAGAGATTTTCTTGATAGATTAAACATAATATAAATAAACAAGGAGAATAATGAATTCATTTAAGAAAATTGCCCTAGGACTCGCTGCAGCCATGTCCTTTGGCGTATTATCTGCACTTCCGACACATGCTACGGTGATTGCACCAACCTTGACAATTGATTCTGCTACAGACTCAATTCTCGTAGGTGAAACTGCAACAGCAGTAGTTTCGTTGTCATATATTTCAGAAACATCAGCAGACACAGCAACTGTGCTATCTGCTATGTTTGCACAGCCTTCTACGGCTAACAAGTCTGCAACACTTACATTGCTTGAAACAAATACAGCAACAGTGGTAATTGCAGGAGATAGTTTGACTGCAAATGTTAACTCAACAGTTAATACAACAGGATATGTAACAGCAAAGTTTACAGTTACCTTGGCAGCGCCAACAGTTGCTGGAACATATGAGGCAAGAATTATTACAACTCGCCCATCAACTGGTCCATCAGTTATATGGACAATAACAGTTGGTGCTGGAGACACAGTTCCTTCTGCTTCAACAACAACTTCAATTCTTAACAGAGGCGAAGTAATTACTGCAACAGCAGATGATTCAGTATTTGCTCCAAAAGCAGCAGCAACAGATGCAGCAGCAGTTATTGTTATTGCACAAAAAAATGCAGCAAGTAGAACAACTTCAGAATCACTTCTTGCTACAGTAACTGGATCAGGATCCGTTGGATATGGCACTAATGCTACAACAATGTCAGTTCTTGGTCGTTCAGTTGTTATTCCTTCAGGAAATTACATTGGTGTATTTGCTGACGGCACAGCAGGAGTTGGAACAATTACAATTACAACCCTTACAGGTACAGTACTTGCAACAGAAAAGGTAACATTCTACGGAGATATTGCAACAATTGAAGCAACTGCCGTTAAGTCTGTTATTGCAGTTGGTGCAAATACAACTACCATCAAGGCAGTTGCAAAGGATGCTTCTGGTGTAACAGTCGGAGCAGGAACTCTTTATGCATATTCGTCAGATGTAACAACAGTATCTGATTCAGCAACAGCAACAACAATTGTTAACGGTGAAGCCGTATTTACAATTACTGGTGTTAAGACTGGTGGAGCAGCAATTACAGTTAAGTCTGGAACAATTGCATCAGCACCAGTTTCTACTCGTGTAGAAGCAGCAGCAGCAACTGTAAAGATTTCATTTGATAAGGCTACATACCTTCCAGGTGAGGCAGCAACAGTTAAGGTTCAAGTTCTTGATGCAGTAGGTCTTCCAGTTTCTGGTAAGACACACTCAGCACTATTTGCAACAGGTGGAATTACTTCTACTTATGCATTTGGTTCAGGATCTGACGCACTTACAGCAACATCAGTTACAACTGATACAGATACAGCAAAGTCATATAAGGTATACATGCCTTTGACTGAAAACACTGTAACACTTTCAGCAACTGGTGGTACATCCCTACCTCTAGCAGGACAGGTTGCAGTAACCGCATCAGCAACAGTTTCAAATTCTTCTTCTAGCACAAACGCTACTCTTGCAGCATTAGTTGCACAGATTACCGCAATGCAGGGAATTTTTGATAGCCTAAAGGCAGAAGTTGCAACAGCAAAGGCTAAGTCAATTACTGACCGTGCTGCTTTTGTAAAGCAGTACAATGCTCTTGCTAAAAAGTGGAACGCAAAGAATCCTAAGTCTAAGGTTGCACTAATTAAGTAATATTACTTATAAATTAAAGGGTTAGCCAAGTGCTAGCCCTTTTTTTTATTGTATAAAAATGGTATAATTGCTAATATAGTTACACATTGGAGATTATACATAATTGATTAGCCTCAAGCGCAAAATATTATTGGCTTTGGGGGTAGGTCTATGTTTAACAATTTTTGGCATTATGGCGCCTAACGAGGCATATGCTACTGACAATCAAGAGCAGGTAGTTGTTAGCCCTGCCCAGCAAGCAGTTGATACAGCCCTTGCAACGGCTACTACAGAGGTTCAACAGGCTATTTCAGCCACAGATACTGCTACAGCCACAATAGCCGTAGCAGTTGCTGAAAGGGTAGAGGCTCAAACAACAGTAGACACATTAACAGCCACAGTAGCGGTAGCACAATCAAATGTAGCCTTAGTAGACACAGCCACCGCAACAATTAATGCTATAGATTTATCTGTTACGCCAGTAGATCAAAGTTCACAGGTAGTCCAAGATGCAAAAAATACAATTACAACAGCCCAAACCTCTATAAATAATATTGATACATCAACTGCACAAATTCAAGTATCTGAAGTTATTTTAGCAAAAACAGAAGCATCTACAGCACAAGCAACTGCTCAAACCGAACTAACCCAAGCCAACATTGCAATTGATAATGCCCAAACAGCAGTAAATAATTTACAAGCCACTATTGGAACTAGCACTAATGTTCTTGCTGGCGTAGACGATGCTGGCGTTAAAATGAATCTTCCATTCGGAATGCAAATGGGTGGAACTTTATATAACAATGTATTTGTTGGGTCTAATGCAACTATAACATTTGGTGTAAATGAGGGAGCAAATTATTATTCAACTCCAAGTGCTCCATCCGTATCTATTGCTGGCTGGGATTGGACAACTTGGAGCACAGGAACTGGAATTACATATGCAACTACTGGAACAAGTTTAGATATTGCATGGGACCTTCGTCCTTATCCACAACAGGATGCTTCAACACAAATGGTTCAAGTAAGATTTAATGCCGATGTTAATCCAAATGATGGTGCTTGGATAGCAAATGTAACTGCTAACGGACCAATACCTAATGGAGCAAGATTTAATTATAGAGAAACAACCAATGGAACGGTAACACAAATTACTAACACTAATACTGGTACTGGATTTGCTGGACAAATAAATCAAGGCGCAGAATTTACTCCATATGTAGACCCAAATACTTCAACAATTCAAGCAGCAGTAGATTCTGCAAACGCTACAATTGCACAATTAAACTCAAGTCTTACCCCAGTAGTTGCTCAAAATACTACAAATACATCAGCAATAAATGCTATTAATACAACATCTTTAACTAATACCGTAAACTCAGCGGTATCTAGTAAAACAAACTTACAAACACAATTAGACACAAATGCTCAAGAGTTAATTACAGCAATTAACACCAACATTCCTACTCCTGCTCCAGTAATTTCAGAAACAGTCGTTCAGGGTACAACAGTTACTATAGCGCCAGAACTTCCAACAGGGTATGCAGCAAATACTTGGTTTTATCAGGTAGAAACTGAAGATCCTAATGCAGAAAATCCATATGAGGGTGGTACCTATAATACAAGTGGCGCTCCAGAATCTATTGAATTAACTGGTTTGACACAAGGTGCTATATATTCTATTAGAGTTGCTAACTGGTCAGGGCCTGTAAGTGAATATGCAGAAGTTGTTGTTTCTATACCCGCTACTCAAGGCGCAAATTTAAATGGTGGTGGAGCAATTCAACCGCCACCTGCTCCAGAGCCTCCTGTTGAGCAACCATCTGATCCAGCACCTATGCCAGTGCCACCTGCAGAAGAACCTCCAACAGTTGAACCTGAGCCACCTATTGTAGTTGAAGAGCCGCCAGCAATTGAACTAGAGCCTCCTATTGTAGTTGAAGAACCTCCTATTGTAGTTGAAGAACCTCCTATTGTAGTTGAAGAACCTCCTGTTGTAGTTGAAGAGCCACCTACCGTAGAAACTGAACCTCCTGCTATTGAAGAATTACCACCATTAACGGTTGAAGAAATTATCTCAGTTGTAGAAGATTTAGTTGCTGACGGTAATTTAACAGCAGCAGATGCAGAAGCAGTACTAGATGCTTTAATGTCTGATGGAGAAATAACATCTTCAGAAATTAGTACACTTACTGATAATTTAACATCAGACGGAACCTTAACCGCAAATGAGTCAGGCTTAGTTCTAGATGCTTTAAATTCTGACGGGGTAGTTACAAATTCAGAAGTCACATCATTAGTTGAAGCACTTGTATCTGAAGGTGGATTATCTGCAAATGAAGCAGCGTTAGTTGTAGATGCATTGTCTGCAGATGGAGATATCACTACTTCAGAGGTAAATAATCTATCTGATGCTTTAACTCAGGATGGGTCTTTCACCTTAGCAGAAAAAGATTTAGTTTCAGATGTATTAGTAACAGCAGCAGAAGGAGCACCTGTAACTGCTGCAAACATAGAATCGGCGGGACTTGAATATCGTGATCTTCCACCATTAATACCAGTAGAGGTAAGAGAAGATGCTAGCGGTAATCCCGTTGTTATTACTGCAGAAGTGGCTTCAGCATTGCTTGTATTAGAAAATCCAGCAGCATTATTAGATGCAGTTGCTACTTGTTTTAATCCAGATGAAGCAATTGAAGGTTTGACAGAAGAGCAAAAATGTGAGTTAGGCAAAGCCTTGCTTAGCATAGGTGCTGATATGTCTATTCCAGAACGTGAAAAAGCAGAAGATATTGTGGTTGTAACAATTATTGCTGGTCAAATAATTGTTGCTGCTGCACCTAGAAGAAGGAGATAAAATGAAAAAGTTAAAAGAATGGGGTATGGCAGCCCTAAACGAAAACTTTACATTCCTTGGCTTCTTTGTAGCATGGGTGGTTTTAGAGGGTAGCGCAAAGACGGTGGTTGGGTATGTAACCCTAGCATCAGTAGCCATATGGTTTGCAACCATAGGAATACGTAAAGAAGACTAATAAGTTTGCTATAATAGGAGTATGTCAAAACTACGCATATTCCTATTATCAACTATTTTAGCCCTAGGACTAACATCCTGTGGCTATCAGGGTTTTTATAGATATCCTTGTCAGAATCCTGACAATTGGGAGAAGGCTGAATGCAATCCCCCAATTTGTGAAGCATCTGGAACATGCACAAAAGATATGATTAAAACAAGCACAGAGTCAAACTTAAATACAACAGGGGGAACAAATAATGGCTAAAGAAAAACTATCTCCACAAGATTTAGATGCAAGATTAAAGTTTATATTAGGTATTACATTAGGATCAATCTTATTTCTTACTTCAGTAGGAATTTTATATGGTCTTTTATTTGTGTCGCAACCTATCGGCGCACAGTCTGAAAATGATAAGATGTTTTTTAACGTTTTAGGTAGCGTTGCTACTTTTATTACAGGAACACTTGCAGGTCTTTTAATTGGTCAATCTGGTGCTAAAGATGTAATGTCAGCACAATTAGCCAATAAAGAGATGGATGCTAAAAATACTCAGGCAGATAAAAAATTAGAAGCAGAGATTGATGCTACAGCAGAACGTCTAGCAGCAAAGCCAGATGGCGCAATGCCAGAAGAACAACCAGTTGATACAGATTGGGATAAGTAATGTCAAAAGATTCTACAAAAAAAACTTTACTAAAAACATTAAGTTGGGAAACTTTTCACTTAGTGGGCGTCGCTGGTGTTATTTATTTATTTACTCGTGAATGGGAATACGCAAGTCTTGGAGCCTTAATCTATATTGGTTGGGAAGCATTGGGCTACTTTATTCATGAAAGAGTTTGGGTAAAATTTGGGAATAAGGTAAAGTAATGGCGGAGCAAGGTACAGCAGCACGTTTAATTGAAGTTGCTACAGCAGAAATTGGTACTATTGAAGGTCCAAAAGATAATGAAACCAAGTACGGCGCTTACACAAAGGCTAACTTTCAACCATGGTGTGGGTCTTTCGTAAACTGGTGTGCTAACGAGGCTGGCGTAAAAATTCCTAACACTGTTTACACTCCAGGTGGAGCAGCAGCATTTAAAAAGGCTGGTCAATGGATTGATGTTGATGTAGCAGATCCAGAAACAGGAGATATTGCTTATTTTGATTTTCCTTCAGATGGCGTTGATCGTATTAGTCACGTAGGGATTGTTGTAAAAGATAATGAAGATGGAACTGTTTGGTGTATTGAAGGAAATACTTCTTCAAAAAAATCTGGAAGCCAGAGAAATGGTGGAGAAGTTTGCAAGCAATTACGTGCCTATAAGAAAAATAAGGCTGGAGTTTTAATCTCAATAGTTGGGTTTGGTCGTCCAAAATTTGGAGCCTCTGCCCCTACTGCAACTGCTAAAAAATCTCAAAATAAAGCAAAAACATGCTCAGCATGTGGTCAAAACATTAAATAAAGGTGTTTGACTAAGCAAAAAGGATTTGGTATACTTAAATAGTATATTCTAGGGGGATTTTCGTATGACAGTATTAGCCGTAGTTCGCCATGAAGGAAAAATCTTTATGGCTGGAGATCGTGGTGCCTCTGATGATAATACAATTCTTTCTTTAACTGCGCCAAAGGTTTGGAAACTTGGCCCATATTTAATTGGATACGCTGGTGCATTAGACGGTGAGCGTATTCGCTATAATTTTAATCCATATGTGCCAGATATAAAAGATACAGATAAATTTATGCAAACTAAGTTTATTAAACAACTAAGAAATTTTTATAATGACTGGTGGGTAGATACATCTAAAGAAGGTGATTTAGGTCTTATTATTTGCATTAGAGGACAGATATATGAGCATAGTTCTGTAGACATGTCACTATCAAAATATAATTTAGATTATTTAGCAATGGGCTCAGGTGCAGAATATGCATATGGATATTTAAATGCTACGGAAAACTCCAAAGATCCAAGAAAGCGTGTTGTAGGTGCTGTAAATTCTGCCATTAGATTTAGCCCTTCATGCATGGGTCCAGTTGACGTAGTAAGCATTTAGCGCTATACTTAATATATGAACCATAAGCATAAAAAAGATTTATCTACAGAAGAACAAGAGTTCGGTATCTGGCTTGAAAAAGGAATTGAAAAAGGTTGGGTAACACCGCCCTATTGCAATACCCATGATGGTGGATATGAATATATGGGTGAAGAAGAACAAGAAGAGTGGGAAGCAGGTGGCGACCCATGTTGTCATGTCATCAGATTGATGATATCTTAAATAGATTGGAAATAAAATGAAGTTAAAAAATAAAGTCTTTGGAACAATTTTTGGTGTTCTTGCATCATCACTTGTTTTTATTGCAGTTCCAATTTCAGCACAAGCAGGAGAATGTACTGCAACAGATCCTTGCATGACTTATGCTGAAGTAGATGGTTCTGGAAGTGTTGTAAACGTTATTGTATGTCAGCCTTCCGTTTGTAGTCAACAACTTGGAGGAATTCATCCAAATACTGGAAATAGATTGGTGCCACAAGTTGCTGCAAACCCATTAACAAATGATACTCACGGCACTAGTGGTCAAATGTCTAAACCAGAAGAAAATAAAAATGTAACATTATCAAATGATAATGTGTATACAGTAACAAAAAATAATACTGTTGTTGAAAAAATTGTAGTTCCAGAAATTGAAACTACATTAAGTGGAAGTGTTACTACTTCTATGGGGTATACATCTGAAACAGCAACAGTAAAAATTAATGAAAACTCTGAAGAAACAAAAGAAATTGAAATTATTACAGTAAATGCAGAGCAAATAACAAGAAGTAATACACAAAATAATACAACAACTACTAATAGTGTAACGGTAATAAATGAAACTCTTGTTTTAACAGAAAGAAAAACAGAACAAGAAGTCAACTTTATCATTGATAGTCGTGGCTATGTAGTAATGAAGTCTAAAGTAGCAATGCTTACACGACTTTTACTTGATTGGTTTTTATAAAATAACTACAGGGGGCACCCACTAATATATAGTGGGTGTCCAAATAGTTTTATTGAAAGGAAAAAATGGAAAATAGTCCATCAGAAATTTTTGAAAAAGATAGATATATCTTAGTTAAAAATGCTATATCTCAAGATAGTGTAAATTTTATAAAAAATTCTTTAATGTTTGAAGCATTGAGGTATCCAAATGAAAGCAATGACGTAATTGTTCCGTTAACACAAACAAAATATGCTAGTCCAACTACAGAAGCATTAACTATTTCTTTACTACCGACAATAGAAAATATAACTGGTTTATCTCTTCTTCCAACATACTCTTATTATAGAATATATAAGCCTGGAGATTATTTAAAAAAACACAAAGACAGAAGTTCTTGTGAAATTTCAATAACAATTAATCTTGGGTTTAATTATGTTAACGTAGACAATGGTTATACTTGGGATATTTTTGTTGATGGAAAAAGTTTTCAGACTATGCCTGGAGATATGATTGTTTATCGTGGAATTGAACTTGAACACTACAGAGAGCCGATGATGGGTGAAAGTGGAAGTTGGCAAGTGCAAGCATTTTTACATTATGTTGACGCTAATGGCATGTACAAAGATTATATTTATGATGGAAGGCCAGGCATGGGGTACGATTCAGAAACAAGATCATTGCCAACTGGTAGAGATTATTGGTAATTTAGCACATAAATTAAAAGATATGGAGTAAAACAATGAATGAAGAAATAGAATTAATATATCCAAGCGAAATTATAGCAGGATGCATTTCTGTTTATAGAAATGTTTGGCCAAATCCAGAAAAAACAATAGAAAAAATAGAAAATTTTTCTAGCAACAACACTGAGCATGGGTTTGTTCCTGCTTCAATTGATAGTTTAAAAAAGATTATTGATAAAACAAGAACGAACATGCACATGTCTTTAAATAATTCTTCAATTTATAGTGAGCAAATGAAAGAAATTTATGATCAATACTATAAGTTAGTTTGGGCAACTGGAATTGGATATAATAAACATTTTAGTTTATACGAACCAACATATATCAATGAAGGTTTTAATATTTTAAGATACCAAACAGGTCAAGAGTATAAAGCCCATTATGATGGTGGGACTGCTGGGGCTAGATCAATTTCACCTATCTTATATTTAAATGATGATTATGATGGCGGTGAACTTGAATTTGTTAATTTTGATATTAAAATTAAACCAGAATCAGGCATGTTAGTGGTATTTCCAGCATCATTTCCTTATGCACATATTGCTCATCCAGTTACAAATGGAACAAAATATGCAATTGTAACCTGGCTACATGACAGACCTATTGACGATATATCAAAACAAAGACTGTAAATTTTAGGTAGACAAAAACCTGATCATAATTAAATTTTTTATGACTATAAAGTTCTGATATAATTATAGTGTATCTGCCAAATGGGGATACATTAACTTATTCGCTTGAAAGGGGAATAAAATGGTAACACAGTTCGCAATGGATCTATTCAATGATCCTTTTTTTATTGGTTTTAACAGAGAGTTAAGCCGTTTAAACACAGCACATAAAGTAAATTCACAGTCATATCCTCCGTATGATCTTCTTAAATTAGATGAAGATACATATAGGCTATCTCTTGCTATTGCGGGATTTACAAAAGAAGATATTGATGTATCAGTAGACAATGGAACCTTGATAATTAAAGGTGAAATTGTAGAAGTTACAGATGCCGAAGTTGTTCACAAAGGAATTGCTGGTCGTAAATTTGTACGATCTTTTGCTTTGGGTGAATATATGGAAGTATCTAGTGCTGAACTAAAGGATGGATTACTAACAATTAATGTTGTTCGTGTCATTCCTGAAGACAAAAAACCTAAAGTAATTAAAATAAAATAAAAAATAACAACCTGGGCATGTTGTAAAACTGCCCAAAGCCTGATACAATTATTGTAAACAATAAAAGATTGGAATGTTGAAAAATGGAAAAAAATGATCTTGACCAAATATTTAATAAAATAGATATTTTACGTGAAGACATTCTTCATGTACTTCAGTATGACCGTGTTTCAACTGAACTATTAAATAGAGCAGTTCAAAAATCTGCAGACTATGCAGAAAAAAATATGTCAAATGCAATAATTATAACTAACAACAAAAAAGAAGATCTTTGGGATTGCGCTTTAAGTAAAATTAAAATTGATGGATTTGTGGCAGAATTTGGAGTTTTTCAAGGAGAGTCAATAAACTATTTATCAAAAGGTGTATATCCAAAACCAATATTTGGTTTTGATTCATTTTTAGGACTTGCAGAAGACTTTGTTTTAGATTGTCCAAGAGGAAGGTTTAATCTAGATGGCTTGCTCCCAAAAGTAAATGATAATGTTGAACTAGTGTCTGGATTTTTTTCTGAGACTCTTCCAAAATGGTTAAATGAAAATCCAGGAATTTTTTCATTACTAAACATAGACTGCGACACTTACGAATCTACATCATTTGTTTTAAACTCTATAGGACCAACAAGAATTGTCCCAGGAACATTAATAATATTTGATGAATATTTTGGATTCCATGGTTGGGAAAATTGTGAATTTAAGGCTTGGCAAGAATATTGCAAAATTAATAATGTAAGATATAAATATATTGCATTAAGTCATTTACAAGTTTTAGTTGAGGTTTTACAATAAAATGATTAATAGTTTGATAGGAATTTTTTAAGTGCCTAGGTATGATTACAAGTGCTCTGTTTGTTCTTCACAAATTGAGTTTGAAAAAAAATTTGATGAAGAGATATTTCCAGTATGCTGTAATCAGTCTATGCAAAGGCTTTGGAGTGCTACTACTGCAATTTTCAACGGTAGTGGATTTTATTCATCCGACAACAGAAAGTAGATGTATAATATGAGTATGACTAACATTGTTGAAGATCATCCCAGCGTAGTTTCAAAGAAATATATACTAAATGCCAATGATCGCTGCGACAAGTGTGAAGCACAAGCCTTAGTTAGAGTTAAGGGTTTATCAGGACAACTAACATTCTGTAATCATCATTATGAAAAAATAATGAATAACCCTGATTCACACAATAAGATGATGGCTTTTTTAGTAGAAATTCTTGATGAGCGTGAAAAACTTATTAAAGACAAAACCGTTGGAGGTATATAATGTATGAGTATTTTGTCAGAGAAGTAAAAAATGTTGTTGATGGAGATACCATTGACGTAATTATTGATTTAGGGTTTGATATTTTATTTTCATCTCGTGTTCGTTTAGCGGGTATTGATACTCCAGAATCACGTACAACAGATAAGGCCGAAAAGGCTCTTGGCCTTGAGGCTAAAGAATATTTAAAGAAACAATTTAAGGATGCTAAGTCAGTTGTCATTCGTACAGAAAAGATGGATTCATCAGAAAAGTATGGTCGTATTCTTGGTTGGGTATATATTAACGGAGAATCAGAATCTATTAATAATAAGATGATTAATGATGGATATGCTTGGGGGTATCTTGGAGATACCAAGATTAAAGATTTTGAAGTTCTTAAAAAGGCTAGATCAAAGTCTGGTAAATGAAAAACGTTTTTTATTTTACAGCAGACTGGTGTGTTCCTTGTAAAAAAACAAGGCCAGTTGTTGAGGAATTAAAAAAAGAAGGCTTTCAATTTCAAATGATAGATGTTGATTACGAACAATTTTTGGCTAAACAGTTTCAGGTTAAGTCAATTCCTACATTTATTTTATTAGAAGACGGTAAAGAACTTGATCGTGTAACTGGGGCACAAACAAGGAAAGAGTTGGAGAACTTTATTAATTATGAAAAAACTATTCAAGAGAATATTTAATCCAGATGGGAAAAATATGAGTTCAGAAGAAAATGAAATGATTGAAAGGTTAATTCTTGAAGGTGGGTTAGAAGTTGCGGGTATTGATTCTGAGAATGGATCATTACTATACTCATTTACCCCTAAAATTAAAGAATTAATGCCAGAACTTTACAACGATCATCTTAATAGGGTTAATGCTGAGATACTTTCTTTATGGGAAAGATCCTATGTAGACATAGATTTTTTGGCAAAAGAGCCAGTAGTGACCCTTACAGATAAGTCTTTTGACCCAGTAGAAATGTCAAAACTGTCCAAGCAGGAAGTTTGGGCTATAGAAGAACTTAAACGCCTAACCCGCAAAAAATAACTCTGATATAATAAAAGCATGAGTAATATTGTAGAAGGCGATTTTGTAATGTTTGTTCATGAGGATAATGAAATCATGGCTGGTCGTGTTGAATATGTTATGACCAATCCTGGCTTACTTGGTCTCCCTGGTTCTGAATATTCAATGGAATATGCTGAAGATGACAAACCAGTTATTGTTCGTGCTTATAAGGCAGAAGATGGCGCATGGGAAGAACAGCCATATGTTTTCTATCATCGCATGTCAGAAGTTGTAAAGATTGAATCACTATCTGTATCTGTTGATATGGTAATGGAAGTAGGATCAACTGGCAGTGGAATTCCAGCAGTGTTATCGCAATCTGATATGGAAAACATGTATGCTGTTCAAATAGGAAAATCTTATAACTCAGATAATGAAGATGAAGATAAGTGGGACAACATAGAAAAAAAATGTTGGGTCGGATATGAGCAACGTGGCATGAAAGAAAAAGGTGGACGCATGGTTCCTAATTGCGTTCCCGTTGGTAAATTAAATGAAATGGATAACAACATGGGGAAAGCAAAGCCAAAATATGAAGATTTTATTAAACCAAGAAGTGGTGGAAGTGAACCGTCTAATCCAAAACTTTATGCAGCAGTTGTACAAGCAGCAAAAGATAAGTTTGATGTTTATCCATCTGCCGTTGCCAACTCTTGGGTAGTTCAAGAATATAAACGCCGTGGCGGAACATATAAATCAGAATCAAAATCTACAACCAAAAGTATTTGGGGTGGAGCATTTGATCCTTTGACATTTGAGAAATAATGCCAAAGAAAAAATCAACAGCATTTAACCCTACACAAATAAAAAATGGTAGGGTTGTTCGTTTAAGAAAAGACGGAACAGTTAAAGCAGACCTTGGTCCATATCCAAAAACAAAAACGGGGGTAACTAATGGCAAATAAAGAACAAAAAGGTAACGCTAATAAGAAGAAAGAGCCAAAAATGACTCTTAAAGAAAAGCGTGTTGCTAAACAACAAAAACAGGATAAGAAAAATGGCTGATACATACACACCTACATCTGGAATGAAGGCTGCTGCTCGTCGTGCTTTGAAATGGAAGGCGGATGGCAAGGCTAAGGGAGCGGGAACTCCAGTAGGTTGGGGTCGTGCAACTGATATTGTAAATGGATCAGCGATGTCTCTTAGTACTGTTAAAAGAATGTATTCTTTTTTTTCACGTCACGAAGTAGATAAAAAAGGTAAAGGGTTTTACGATGGTCCAGAGTTTCCATCTAACGGAAGAATTATGTGGGATGCATGGGGCGGAGATGCAGGGTTTTCATGGAGTCGTGCAATTACACAAAGAGAAAAGAAAAAAGTAGAAAAAATTTGGCAGGGAACTGCATTTGATCTAAGAAAGTAAGGGGGAATGTATGGATAATCTAGAAAAAAATGAATTAATTCAATTAATATCATTTTATAAGCAGAAACTATCTGACGTAGAACTAGAGTCATTAAAACTACAACTTGAAGTTAATAAACTTAACTCTGTGGTTTTAGGTTTAAGCAAAGAATCAGTTAAAAAGACTAAATAAAATGGAATATTTATTAGTTATAGGCTTGACATTGCTGGCTTACTGGTCTATAATTAAGATATCAAATAAAAAAAGAATATCATTTTTAAAAAAAATTAAATATCGTCAAAGCAATATTCATGAAATGATTAAAGATGTTATTCCAAAACAAAGGTTTGAGAAGCCTAAGTTTATTACTCAATCTCAAAAACATATTCAAAAAAATATGTTAAAAGTAGTAATAGAAAAAAATAAAGCATATTGGATAATGGATAATGTTTTTTATACTGCTAATGCTATTAACGGCAGGATAGATGAAGATACAGCAAAGCCATTAGATATTGAAAATATGTCAATAAAAGAACTAGACAATATGTTATCAATACTTGATGACTTAAAACAAGGAGTGGGACCAGATGATAGTGGCAGTGCAGGGAACGAAAGAGTTTAACCAGTACAACATCTTTTTACGTGCCATGAGTGTTGCCTTGTCAGGAATGAAAGATGAAGATAATGAATTTATTATTTACTCCGCTGGCCCATTAAAAATAAATAATTTTGTTTCAGAGTTCTCTAATTTATCAGAGCGTGGAATGAAGGCAAGAGGCAAAAAAATTAAATTTTATAATGTAGCACCTGCATGGTTAAGTGAAAATATAAATCAAATTAATTATTTTGCTTTTTTAAGTAATCCAAAAGAGTCAAAATCAAAATTAGTTTTAACTGCAGAAGCAAACAATATTGACGTCGGTCTTTTTAAATATTAGGAGAAAAAAATGATTATTAGAAGTTTAAACACAATGGAAAAAATTGTAAACAAAAATGAAAACCTCATCTGGAATGCGTGGGATGTAATTGATTTAAAAGAATCTGATGCAGCAAAAACCTCTCCTGCAGGCATTAGAGTAAAGAACAAGTGGTATTTGCATAGAGTTTATAAGCCTGGTCGTAATGGTTGGGATATACCAAATAAGTATAAGGATTAACCTTGAAACAGCATTTATGGAAAGATGAGGCTATCTGCTTAGATCTTGATACAAACCTATATTTTGATAAATATGAAGATCAAGAAGATTCTAGGCACGGCGTTGATGCACTTTGTAAGCAGTGCCCAGTTAGAAAAATTTGCTTTGCCAATGGTGTTTCAGGAAAAGAATGGGGAGTTTGGGGCGGTGTTTATTTAGAGGGTGGAGAAGTTTCAAGAGAGTTTAATAAGCATAAGACTAAGCAGGACTGGTCAAGTACCTGGCAAGCCTTAACAATGGAGTAATAATGTATACAGATATTATGCGTAAGGCCGTGCATTCAATCACACCACCTAAAGGTTTTGGAGTAGAGATTATTGACAATGAACATTTCCTTACGGTAAAATTAGATGAAAGAAAATTTTTACACATGGTGCATGATGATAAAATATTAGCACTTCAGTATGTTGTAAAATTAAAAAAGGCTTTAGAAGAGTGTGGTGCTATAGTTTTAATAACCAGGGAGGCAATAAAATGATTAAACAAATTGCATTATTTCTTATTTGTAAGATAAAATCACATAACCTTGTTGATGCTGGGTCATGTCCATTTACTGAAAAAAGTTATAATGCTTGTCTAAGATGTGGAGCAACAATAACAAAATGAAAAAGAAAATAATTATATTTATATTATCAGTCATATCTGTTCTTGTTGCAATTAGTTTATTTTTTGCTTCAAGACTTAGCCAATTATCAGATTTAGAACTATTTGACATTGAAGAAGATGACTTTTAACGCTGTTCAGAGTAGGGTACAATAGATAGTATGGAAATGATATTTTTGGTATTTTTTGCCACCCTCTCCTTTTCCTTTGGGCTATCTTATTGGGCAACGCTTAGTAAACTAAAAAAGTCTAACCTATTATTGGCTGAACTTTTTATAAAAAACAGGGCACTTGAAGAGTTAAACTCTCAAACCAACAGTGGTATTAACATGTCTGACGATACACTACATAAAGAAAATTTTATAAAATTCCTATCTGATTCTAGAGACTGGGCATTTGAATACATTGAAAAGTCACAGCAAACCATTAAAGAAGTTTCAGATGAGTTAAAGGTAAAAGGTTTGGACAACTATTCTGACAAACTTTTAGCGCTTTTACCAGAAATGGATCAAGGGAAAAAGTAACATGAAAGATGTTCTGTTATCAATTATCACAGGTTTTGGATGCGGTGTCGTGTTCGCAGCATTCAAATTGCCAGTACCAGCACCACCAGTTTTTGCGGGAGTCGCAGGAATTATTGGTTTATGGATTGGCTATAAAACACTAACACAAGTTATATCCTAGGAGGAATAATGAATAACTTATTAAACGATAAGGCAAAGGCAATGCTAGCATCATACGGACGATCCGTCCTTGGTTCAGTAATTGCACTTTACATGGCTGGCGTAACAGATCCAAAAGATCTTTGGGCTGCACTAGTTGCTGCTTTAGCGCCCGTTGCATTGAGAGCACTCAATCCTAATGACAAAGCATTTGGCGTATTGCCAGATACAGGTGCCGTTTCGGATGCACTTAGCAAGATTGTACCTGCTAAAAAGGCTCCAGTAAAGAAAAAGGCTGCTGCTAAAAAGAAGTAGTTGGTTAATTAGGAGAGGCGAATTTAATAAAATAGATTCGCCTTTCTTAATTTTTATAATGGAGAAGTATGGATTTTGTTTATATATGTAAAGATGGAATAAACGAAGAACTAAAGTATTCAATTAGGTCTGTCGTTGAAAGTTTTCCAGAAGCAAACATATGGGTTGTTGGTGGTAAGCCTGACTGGTATGTAGGAAATTATATAAAGGTAGAACAAAAAGACTCAAAGTATAAAAATGCTGTAAAAAATTTAGAAACAATTTGTTTTTCACAAGAAATATCAGAATCTTTTATTTTAATGAATGATGACTTTTATATCATTAAAAAAATAGATAGTATAGAAAATTTTCACAGTGGTTTTCTATTAGATAAAATAAACCTATACCAAAAATTAAATGGGAATTCTCAGTACACCAGAAAACTTTCAGGCACATATAAAAAACTTAAAGCGTTGGGATTTGAAAATCCACTAGATTATGAACTTCACGTTCCAATGATTATGGAAAAAGAAAAATTAAAGATAGTGCTAGAACTTTTAGATCAATTCCTATGGAGATCAATATATGGAAACAAGTTTAATGTCGGTGGCACACAAATAGAAGACGTCAAGGTTTACAATTCTGGACCACTAGTTCTTAAGTCTTATAATTTAAACATAGATGATCATACATATTTGTCTAGTGCAGACAGTTCATTTAATAGTATATTTAATAAAATACTTAAAGACAAGTTTAACAAAAAAACTAGATTTGAGCAATAAGTTCTATGTATTTATCTTTTAATACTGTTGGTGCAAAGTTATTAAACCCTAACTCGTAAGCCTGTTCTTTATAATTAGTTTTATCATTGATAGACATATACTTATCAATTGTTTGTGCTAACAAAACATTATTTGCTTCAAACAAATTAATTCTAACCTTTGTTCTAATGCTTCCTATAGAGTCTGAATCAACTAACCAATCTTGTGGCAAGATCTGATTGTTGGGTGAAACATTTGTCATAAAAACGGGGAGACCAGAAAGCAAAGCCTCATTCATTGGTAAACATAGTCCTGCATACCGTCTTGGTAATACCATAGCATCAAAACCGTTATACAGATCCTCTCTGTTTTCTGGATTACCAATTTCAATCTTTAGCCTTGAGTCTGTTACATTAGTTACTATTTCACTCTGACTTCTAATAACTAATTCATAGTCAGCCTTAGAGTGTTTTAACATATTTATTACAGTTTCAGTACCGTTTCTATCTTTGGCTGCTTTCTTACCAGCAATGTGTAACAGTCTATTGTGTGATTTAGAAATATTATTATTTTTTACAGTTGTAAATAACTCAGGAGTAGTTGGTGGAGGAAGATGAATTACTTTTGTTCTATCTCCAAACATGCTTTGAATTGTTTCAATTTGCCACAAACTAGGAGATAACAATACGGTTGGCAATGGTAGTTCTGGGTTTGACAAGTGACCAAACAATTCATAGTTATATTGAAGAATGGTTTTTACACCACGTTTATTTGCAAACCTTATAAAATTTTGATCATAAAAGGTTTCACAACTTAACACAACATCTACATCCCCTAAAAACATTTTTATCTGTTGAAGAGAAGGAAAACCTTGTGTCTTAATACAACTATATTGGTCATACCAGTGTGGATGTTGCTTGTTATTATTAAACGGGGTAGAGTCAATTAAAAGAATCTTATCAGGGTTAAGCATATTAACTAACTCTTTAGTTTGATTACCAAGGCCAGTATTATCTGATCTTGCTATGATTCCTAGTCTCATTCTTTATACCCCCAAGTTGCATCATCGGAAGTATACTTTCTTCCGCCTTGGCGACCATCTAGATGATAAGAACGTTTAATGCTTCCTTCTGGATGATAAATCCAAAGTTTATGCATCTCCCAACCTTCTTCATTAAATACCTCATACGGAAGAATATCATCTTGAATTGCTCCATGAAATGTATCTTCTATAAAAAATTTATCTCTACATCTTGGTAGCACAATATCTTTGTAGTATTTTTTTCTACTTAGATGTGGTCGCTGACTCCATT